CTGGTGATTATAGCTTTTTAGCAATGCCCCGTTTTCTTCTGTTGCTTGTCCATTGTTTGACCTAGGTCGCAAATGATGGTAGGTAAGTTGTTCGTCTGTTTTCTTATAGCCTTTTATTTTTCGTCTTTCTTCTACTGGAATACATCTTATACCTGCTTCTTCCATCATACATTTTTTACCGTATTTTGCTTCCATCATTGAACGAATTGACTTATTAGAACTCATTTGTGAATCTCCCCTTTTAAAATAGTTGTGGTATATGACTCATATTTTCTTCTTGCATTTTCTTTATATCATCTGTCTTTTGATAAACTGCAACCATTTTCCCTGTGTAATTACACTTTTTCTTGCCTATTATTTCTACAATTCCTCTTTTCCACAATTCTGTTAATCTTGGCGCTGTATAATTTCTTTCTGTACTTGGTATTATTCCCATGTCATATAGTTCAACTGCTATTTCTTTTGCTGTTTTTGGTTTATCTAACCTACTTAATATTTGTTCATACCTTACTTCTTTTTTTAGCTTAATATCATTAAAACTTAATTGTCTTGTTTGATATGCTATATTATTCATACAGCCTCCCTCCCTGTTTCTTATTTTTCACCAATTGTTCATCTTGAAATATAGCTTGTCCTTTTATAATTTCTTTACATAATTGACATTTTCTAACATTATCCGCTTCTAATAATTCTTTTCTAGTTATAATTCTCATATTACAAACCTCCCGCCAGATTTATAAAAGTCATTTGTTTTTTATTAAATCTAATTCTAACCATTCCTGTTGGTCCATTTCTTTGTTTTGCAACAATTATTTCGCTTTCTATTATTCCATTTTTATTTTTTTCATCTTCTTCTGTATATAGGAATATTACATTATCTGCATCCTGCTCTATTGAACCCGATTCTCTTAAATCAGCTAACATTGGTCTTTTTCTTTTTTCAGCTTCTCTATTCAATTGACAAAGTGCAATTACTGGAACATCTAAATTCTTTGATAACAATTTAAGTCTTCTGCTTATATCTGCAACTTCTTGTTCTCTGTTTGTAAATTTCCCTTTATTTTTTAATAACTGTAAATAGTCTATTACTATTAATCCAAGATTCCTTTCTTGTTTTAATTCCATTGTTTTTGTTTCTATTTCTTGTATGTTTTGTGCATCTGCATCTATGAATATTGGTGTTTCTGAAATATCACTAGCAGCTGCTATTATCTTGTCAAAGTCTGTTTCTTCTAGCCATCCCATTCTTAATTTATGTCCATCAATATTTGCATCCCTTGCTATTAATCTATTTCCTAATTGTTTCTTTGACATTTCTAAACTAGCAAAGTATGTATAAACTCCTTTTTTTGCAATGTGTTCTGCCATTTGTAATGCAAATGCTGTTTTACCTACTCCTGGTCTTGCAGCAATAATTGTTAATTCCTGCTCATGCAATCCATCTGTTATCTTGTCTAAATCAAAATATCCAGTCCTATATGTTAGATCATCTCTTTTTTGATATTTATCTTGAATATCTTTTACTGTTTCTATCATTACATCTTTCATTTCTCCTTGAGTCGTTTTATTTTCTGTTTTTATATTAATGAATTGATTTAATGCATAGTTTTTTAATTCAATATCATCTACATCGTTTTGAAAATCAAAAATTTCCTTACATATCTCACTTGCCTTTTTATATATTTTCCTTTTAATGCTTAAATTTTTTAGTATTTTTATATAATAATCAATCCTCCATGTAAAAGCTGCATCATTTATTATTTCGTTCATTTTAAGAAGTAGTTTTGTTCCGTCTATTTTTCTGCTTACACCTTTTTCTTTTACTGTTATAATATTTATAGGATTTTTCTCTGTATATAGTTCTTTTATTAAAATAAATAATGTTTTATTTTGTGGATTGAAAAAATCTTCCGCTTCTAATCTATCTATATATTTCCATGTATCTTCACTCACTAAAAAGCATGCAATTATAACTTCTTCCGCTTCTAGTGAATTTGGCAAAATATTTTCATTCATTTGTCATACCTCCTACTTAATTCGTCATATTCTGCAAAATCATTTATATACTCTGTTTTAGTAGTTTTTTTTTGATTTAAGTAGCTTTCGAATTTATTTCCAAATAGTGTTTCTGGTCTTAAATAATTACACATTTTCTTGTCGTTGTTCCATTCTTCTGTTTTTATATCTATTACTTTTTGGAAATCATCGATTGTAAAATTTTCTTTTAATCTTGCATTAATATATCCTCTTGTTTTTTTACTTGTTGATTTAAAATTTTTAGATGTTTTTTGATTAAGGTAGTCAATTATTAGACTATATATATTATTTTTTTCTTCTTCTTGTTCTTGTTCTTCTTCTTCTTCTTTTTCTTCTTCTTCTTGCGTATGTGTATGCATAGGGTATGTATAGGGTATACAAACATTAATAATAAAGTCTCTAAACTCCTTATTTTTAACGCTTTTAAGTTCTTTATCAATACATGCTTTTACTTTAGGACTGCTTGTCCAATTATACTTGTGCCAATTTACTATTAATAACTCCTTTGTTTTTTTGGAATATTTTGCAACCTTTAGCTTTTTTTCAAATCTTTCTAATAATTTTTTTACGCTCTCTTCTGTATATCCTGTCTCTTTTGATATATCCCTTACACTTATTTCATAGCATCCTACTTGATTCGTATGTGGATTGCTTAAAATATAAAGCATGAAATATCTATCCTCTGGTGTCATTTCATCAATTATTTTGGTATCATTCCAAAAAGATACATGTACATTTCTATAAATTGCCATATTATAAACTCTCCTTTCTTTAGTTTTGTATTTTCTTATTTAAATTCTTTTATAAATTGTTCTTTGCCATACTTTTTTATAAAAGTGTTTTTTGCCTTCGCTTCAAGTATCTTGCTAAATTCTTTATCATTAGTTATTTTTGTATGGCATTTTCGACATATTGGAATTATTAATCCCCATTTCATACTTTTTTGCCTGTTCCTTCCTCCAAAAACTTCGTGCAGTTCCATTTTCTTGTTTGAGCAAAAATAGCATTTTTCAAGATTTGTAGTTAAAATACTAAACCTTTTTTTCTCTAATTCAGCTAATTTTTTACTTTTCTTTTTCATTTCTTTATTTGTTGTTTTTTTCCCGTTCTATAGGTTTCTGTTTTTCGATTAGCTTTTTATCTTTTGGAACTGGATTAAAACTTCTACTTAAATCTTTTACTATCATTTAGTTTCCCAGCTTTCTATTAAAGATTTTATTTCATTATCTGATTTTGTTTCTATGCCCGCTTCTTTACAATCCTCTACTAGATCATTTATTAATCTACTCATTTGCTTTGAATTAAATGAACTAGAACCATAATATGCATGTATAACTTTAAATTCTATCTTACCTAAATATTCTGTATCAGCGACTTCACAAAACCAAGCTATTCCCTTTCCTGTCCATATCTTTTGAAATGTATTTATATCTTTCTTTTCAATTCTAAATCTTCTGAAAATACCTAGTCTTTTAACCCTTTCTTTATACTCTTCTATTGTGTCAACGTTTTTTTGTTCTGAATAGTCTGATAAAAGCTTCCAGAAATAGTTGTTTGCATTCATACTTCTTTTGTTTGCATATTTTTTAATTTTTATGAATAATTTTATATCTTTTAATTCTTCAAGATTAGAAATAGAACCTCGTTCGTTTATAGTTAGCTGTATAACAGGTTTGTCCGTTTTATAATCTTTACTTAAATTCTTTATAAATCCTGTTAGCTCCATATATGCCTCCATTAAGAATATAAATTAGCTCATTTTTCTTGACTTTATAGTAATCATCTGTTAATATAAAAATATATGAATTTATATAAGAAAATTCTTATTTTGAACTAGTTTGATTTCTGAGGTCTGCTAGTTCTTTTTTTAGCTGTTTTATAAGCTTCTTCTCTTAATGATGCCAAATCATCTTCTAAGCTGTTTATTACTTGTGTTAATGTGTTTATTGTTCTGCTTTGGTTTTCTATTAGTACATTTCTATTAGCTACCATAGCTTTTAAATTCGCTATTTCTCTGTCTTTTTTTGTAAACATATTTTTTCCCTCCTTTACTTTAAATTTGTTTTTATGTATAATAATTTTTGAAAGGTTGTGTATATTATGGTTGAATTATCTGGTACCCCTCGCAAATTATTTAAACTAATTTACGATAGATATAATTCTAATAATCCCATTAGTTCTGATGAGTTGAGAGAATTATTTTCTAATACTGAAGAACTAGAACAAGATTTACAGTATTTATATGATTTAGGATTAATTGACCATGATTATAATTGGCATTATGTATTAATGGCTAAAGGTCGAATCTATTACGTATTAGAAACTAAAAATTCTGTTGAGATTATTCTTAAATCTATTCTTTGTCC